AAACGCACCAAGTTGCCGTCGAACCAACCACCTTCGGCAGTGTAGTCAGTGCCTTCTTTGTTTATTCCGGGGTTAAAAATAAACTTCTGTAGTGGCATTACTGATACTCACCTGTGCGGATCATTTCAGTCACTCTAACAGCCCGATTGCCTACCTGAGAAGCCCATCGACTATCCATGAATTCGTCTGCCGCAATATCAAATTGCTCACGAGACATAGCTTCGAGAGCTTTTACAAAGCCGCGCAATCTGGTCAGACCAAGGTTGAAACATATATCAATCATTGCATCTTGACGCGCTTCGTTGATGCCATTGAACCAGAAGTAAGTGTCTTGAAGCTCGCTCCTCACTCGTGCTATATCATTCGCCAACAAGTATTCAATCTCATCGTCAGACAGTCCTAAGCCTGACTCTGCGATATTTCTACCCACGCCTATCGTTTCGTAGCCTGCACTACACATATATACTTTAGATCGTACACCTTCGTGTAGCTTCAGCATCTCGATTAGCTGAGTCATTACTTTTCCCGCGCTACCTGATTGACCTTCTCGTAGCTTCTCATAGCGCCCAGTCCGAGCATACCCATCATAACGGGCACAAGAAGCGTTGTATCTACTTCAGGCACCTCCATCCATATCCCTAATACGTTAGCCACAATCGTGTTATACAACAGCCCTACCGCGCAGATCCAGCCTATGGCAGGTCGCCATCCAGCTACAAATAACGACTTATGTGCAGCTTCCATCTTGTTGATTTCAAGCTGGCCCTTGAGTGCTTCCTGCGCGTGGCGCTCTGACATGGTTGCGATCTCATGTGCCAACGCATTTTTCTGGTCTTTATCCTCTATAAACTTATCTAGCAACCCTGTAACCGGCCCGATCAGTTGTCCGACTAAACTCATTTTCCATTTCCTCTTGTTACCCATGCACTAGCGCCGAAGAACGCCGCCACTAAACCTGCAATAGCCACGAAATAGACAGATGCAATATCTCCTAAGATAGCGGCGGCATGGTCTAAACCGACGAACGTGCAAACTACGATCAGTGTCGGATAGAGCAGCATTCCCCACAATGCAAACCAAGCCATTCCTCTTTGTGCGTTAGCTTTGTCTTGTTGCAGACGTAACTCTTGCAGTTGCTGACTTGTCTCTAATTCGTCATCTGTGACCACCCCATCACCATCTGTATCGTAGTTAGCGTACTCGCTGTTTGGCTCTAGCTTTTTCGCCGCCATTTCAGTCCCAGAACTTCGCATTAGGTTTTGCGTATTTGGGCACACAATACGCAGTCACGTTTTGCTGTGATGATATTCGATTGTTCTGCACCATTTTGTACTGACCAGATTCGATCATGTGAGCAAAGAAGTTACAGCGATCAATCGTGCGAAAGAAAAATCGTTCATTCAGGGGCGCGTTGTCCACGACGACGACAAGCAGGAACGCCATAATCATCCGAATGCCTTGATGATCAACATAAAAACAAGAATCGCCAAGCCGCCTCCAATGATTAGAGTTGTGCCACCAACAAGGACTTGTTGAATCAACCGTTGTCTTTCACGTTTTCTTTTTGCCACGAGCTTTGCGTGTGCCCTCCTGTCTTGTTCTTGCTGCCTTATCGCCCGGTCATAATCCTCTAACAGCTTAGGGTCTGCGATTAGTAACAATTCTCTTAAGTCTTTCTGGTAACGCTCTTGGTTCCTACGAAGCATTTGCAGCTTGAGGATGTCATTCTTTGATAGTGCATTGAACGCCGAGCTTTTGCGTTCTACCTCAAAACTGTTTAGAGCCTCTCCAAAGTCAGATACTAAAGCCATTGCCTGTTGAACATTGGCCTTGCCCTCATTGACATTTTGTATGACCGTATTGATCTGCTGGAGCAACATGCCAGCGGCTGCAACAGACTCAATTATCATGGTTTACCCCATAAAAAACTGCGGCAACGCTGCCGCTGCAATCAAGGCGTATAGTCCGTAAATAAGGTGTTCTAGGTGTTTGAACTTCGCAGAGCCTTCCGCAAGGCGTTCTTCGATACGCTCGTAACGCAAGGCACACTCTCGCTCATGGGCGTTAACTTCTATCAATGCTTTTTCACCTGCGTCGCTCATACCGATACATTCACTCGTTGAGTAGGCGCTAGTGGTTGCGCCTCTATCTTGTTACCTTCTTTGGTGTAGATCGTCGGTATAATTGTTTCTACCGCCTCGCGCACAGTCTCGCCTTCAGCGCCTGTTCTTAACCGTTCTTGCTTTTGCACAGCGACTTGTTTCCAACTGACCTGCGCTGTGTCATTAATGCTTATGTCCATCTTGCTGTCCCTCTACAGGAAAACAATTGATATTGGCAGCTACTGTCCTTCGCTCGCCTTCCCCCTGAAACGGATAGACCATATGCTGCATCCAACTCGGAAACATATATAGCCTACCCACTTGCGGCCTGACTACGACATTTTGCGTAGGCTTGAGCCGTTCTCTATCCCATGTGCTTGACTGCCCGTAGTTGAAGCACAAACAACCATCGCTTTCGCCAGAGGCATTGTATAGTCCGTATTCTTGCGATCCCGGTCTTGGCCCTTGGACAATCTGGGGCGGCACTTTCGTCCATGTCGTGCAGCTAATACCCATCACCGTCTTCGTGCCATGATCGTGTATCGGGTTATAGTCACCCTCATAACTGTGGACTGACCATAGCTCATCCATCTCGACGTTTCTGTTGCCGTCCAGCACCTGACCAGATTGGGCCATAAACTGGTTAATATACGTCACGCCCATCTCACACAAGAACCGAGAAAACGGTGCCAGTCTTGGATCTTCGTGATCCATAACAAGCTGCTCACCTGTCTTAATCTGACCTACGAGCGTATGCGCTGCGCTGACCTTATCGTTTTGTGTGACTAGCTCATCAAGATAATCATTACACGATTCGACGAACTCTGTCGGGATGTCCAGTTCCATCAGAAATACTGACGGAAGCGGGTGCATCTGAAACTGTATCTCAGCCATTTACGACTTCTTCAGTCTCTTCTTCGTCGCCTTCGTCCTCTTCTGGTTCTGGCTCAACGAGTTGCGCGTCAGCTTGCACCTTTATCTTCATCATCAAAGGCCAAGTGCCTGATTTACTTGGCATATCACCAAGGATTGCTAGGATTGCGTTGATCTCGTTTTCTTCTAGGTTAATTTGCACGGTCTATTTTTCCTTATGGTGTATAGGCTTTGGCTGCGGTAACGGCACTGTCTATAGCAGAGAAGTCTTCTGACCCCCAATCGCCAAGGGCTTTGCCGTACTCAAGATAACCAGCACTACGCAGTACACGCTCCTGCTTCTCAGCATTCGTCATGTCGTTGTAGAATTCGTTATTTGCGTCAAGCACACTGGTGATGACATTCGCGCCATCAAGCATGGCTTGGTACATTTTCGCTTTTTCTTCGTCGGTTCTTACTTCAGACATTTCGTCCTCCTTATGATTCTAGCGCGGCGATACGCGCTTCTAGTTCTTGGATTGCTTTGACTAAAGGCACAACAAACATTTCGTAAGATATGCCTTGCTTATCATCTTCACTTGTTTCATCAACGACCCATCCAGCAAAATCAGTGACACTATTGTCATCCATTGCTTGTTTCACTTCTTGAGCGATGAAGCCGTACATCTTGTTTGTGTAATCAGCAGACGTTTTGTTTGAGTCATGCTCTGAAAGGCTCGCGTCTAACTCTGATGGGGCTTTCCATTTATACGTAACTGTTCTCAAAGCCTTGATAAAATCTAAGCCACAATCAGTGTTGGTCGCTATATCTTTTTTCCACCGCTCGTCTGAAGAACGAGAGAAAGAGGCATTAGCTGTGAAGTTATTACTGACAACATTACTGGCTTTACCAAACTTGAAATGATCTGACGAAGAGCTAATACCGTGACCAAGACCAATGGCGTTGAACGCATCGCTTGCGCAATCAACATTATAGCCCACCAACGTATTATTGCCCCCAGTTGTAACTGTGTCTCCAGCAAGACCACCCAAAAGCGTGTTCTGGGTTCCCGTGCTGACTTGATTTCCTGCTTGATCTCCGACTCCTAAATTAAGCGTATCTGTAGCAGTCGTAACATTCATAGATGTCAACGCTCCTCTACCGACCGCTACATTCCTATTGCCAAGGGTGTTTGCACTAAGCGAGTTGTAGCCTATTGCCACATTATTAGAAGAGCTAGTTATCGCATCACCAGCAATCGCTCCTATGAGAGTGTTGTTTAGTCCCGTGGTTATTGCGCTACCTGCGCTGTAGCCCACGCCGACATTGTAGGCGTTAGTGCCTGTCGTAAAGTTTTGGGTTTTTAACGAATCATAGCCTACAGCGACATTTCTACTGCCTTGTGTGTCAGCAGAAAGAGCGTTGGTTCCGATTGCCACACTACGATCACCAGATGTTAAAGCGTCTCCCGCGAGACCCCCAATGAGTGTGTGCTCCTTGCCCGTAGTGATTGAGGCACCTGCGGCATGGCCTACCGCCACATTAAAAGCATCAGTCGCAGTAGTCATATTTTGCGCGGTCAGTGCATTCATACCGACTGCCACAGACTTACTACCCAAAGTGTCAGACGTGAGTGCCGCATAACCTACTGCTACGTTGAAATCCGCATCAGTAAGAGCATCAAGAGCAAGGCCACCAACTATGGTGTTGAAGGCACCCGTGGTGACTGCTACCCCAGCTTGGGATCCAACTGCTACATTATAATTTGATGTAGCAGTAGCAAAGTTTTGTGTTGCTAATGCTGAGTGACCGATAGCTACTACGCTACTACCTTGGGTGTCAGTGGAGAGCGCGTTCACACCTACCACTGTGTTATAGTTCGCATCCGTCAGAGCATCACCCGCAAGACCACCGACGAGGACGTTCTGGATTCCCGTGGTGATTGACGCTCCTGCCGATGAGCCAACTGCTACGTTGTACATCGTAGTGGCTGTAGCTGGATTCTGAAATTGTAAAGCATTGAAACCAATTGCGACGGAACGACTTCCAACTGTATTAGCCGTTAAAGAGCCGTAACCCACAGCTACATTGTAATCAGCATCAGTGGTTGCGTCGCCAGCAATTGCTCCAACAAAGGTGTTCTGGATTCCCGTGGTGACTGCTGCGCCTGCATTATAACCAATGGCAATATTGTAAGCGTTCGTCGCGGTAGTGAAGTTTTGTGCCAAAAGAGCGGCTCGACCAAGGGCGACAGAACCACTACCTCTAACGTCTGAACTTAAAGCTGCTGTGCCAATTGCTACATTGTAATCAGCGTCTGTAAGAGCATCACCAGCAAGGCCCCCAACAATGGTATTCTCAGTTCCCGTGGTGACTGCCACACCTGCACTATATCCCACTGCGGTATTGTAGCTTGCGGTGTCTGTTGTAAAATTTTGTGCCGCAAGTGCTGAACGCCCGATTGCTACACTGTATTTTCCTAAAGTATCTGCCGCTAGAGCACTAGTTCCCAGCGCAGTATTTTCGGCACCCGTGGTAAGAGCGCCACCAGAAGCACCCCCGACCAAAACATTTTTATCCCCAGTCGTGATTGCATCACCAGACAAAGCACCAACAGCTACATTGAATACATTCGTAGCGGTGGTGAAGTTTTGTAATTTCAGAGCGTCTTGACCGATGGCAACTGATTGACTGCCAAGAGTATCGGCACCCAATGCGTTATAGCCGATAGCTACATTTTTGTCTGCATCTGTTAAGGCACCACCTGCAAGGGAACCGATGAGGGTGTTCTGGATTCCCGTGGTGACTGCTGCACCTGCCTGATGACCAACTGCTATATTCAAAGAATCTGTAGCTGTAGTAAAGTTCTGCACATTCAAAGTGCCTTGACCGACAGCCACACTTTTACTCCCCAACGTGTCAGAACTCAAAGCGCCTTTGCCGATTGCTACGTTTTTGTCAGCATCAGTCAGAGCGTCACCTGCAAGGGAACCGATGAGGGTGTTGTCTATCCCCGTGGTGACTGACGCGCCTGCGTTGTATCCCACCGCTACATTGTTGCTATTTGTGGCAGTTGTGAAATTTTGTGACTGTAGCGTTTTGTATCCGAAAGCAGTGGATCGACTGCCTAAAACATCTGTGGTGAGAGAGGCGTAACCAACAGCGACATTGAAATCTGCGTCTGTTAAAGCGTCTCCGACAGTACCACCGAGCAGTACATTTTGAGTTCCTTCAGTAAGCGAATTACCCGCTAAAGCTCCGACTGCCACATTATTACTTCCACTCGTCAAAGCAGCTAATGCGGATCGACCTATTGCAATAGCATCAGTGCCAGTATAAACACCGCCTAAAACATCGCGGCCTATTGCTACTGCATTAGAACCAGAAGTTATTGCATCTCCTGCGCTATCCCCTATTGCGATATTGCCAGCGCCCGACAAAGATCCACCGCTTAGAGCAGCGTTACCCAAAGCTACATTATCTGTGCCAGTAGGAAAGTTGCCGTCCAGTTTGATTGTGCCGCTTGACACATCAAGATTTGCGCCTACAGTGACTGAGCTATTTATATTTACGTTACCACCTGCAATCTCTAGTCCTGTCGTAACAGAGCCAGCCACCATCGTCTGTAATTTAAGGGTGCCATCTTCCGTACCGCCCGTTACATCTGCAATCTGTGCTTGAATCGTTGCGTAATTTGTAACATTACCGCCGTCATCGTCACCTCTGAATCTGATGAATCCGATTAAGTCGCTATCTGCGGGTGAGCCGCTATCCCGTTGAAGATCAAGTATCGGGCCTGTGCTTGAGTCAGCGTCCGTAGACTTCAGCACCATTTGAGCAGTGTTGTCAGCGGTTGTAAAAGTCGCAGTCGTTCCCGTCAACGCCCCACTCACATCCATCGTGCCATTTACATCAATGGCAGTAGCAGTGAGATCAATCTCATCCGTCGCACCCAATGACAGAACCGTCGCAGACGAGCCTTGAATGAACTGGCTCGCATCGTTAAACATGATCTTGTTTGTAGAGTTCAGCGTCAGGCCAGAACCGTCTGTGTGCGTGAGCGTAGTGTCGCCATCTGCGCCAAACGTGATGACTGCGCTGTCTGAACTGAGCACAAGGTCATCG